CCCTCTAGAAGCTGCTTACGCTGAACAGCAGGCAAAGCTTTTAACATTTGTTCGTATCTACCATCTTTAGCAAGATACGGATTGTCTTCTAGTCGGGCTGGTATAAAGCGTCGTGTCAAACCATCATCGCCTATAAAACTCTCATTAGGCTCTGATGGGTTCACATAACGCTTCTTTACCCATGTTGCACCAGCACCACCGGGGTTAGCTGTACAACGCATGTACGGCGTAATCTCAGGGTCTGTAGTACGTAGTCGAGATGCTAGGTAGTTCCAAGAAAACTCTGTTGATAAGTGAGTAATCTCATCAAAACCAATCCAAGAGTATGCTTGTCCTTGATACCTGTATACGTCTGCATCACGCTCAAGGAAGCCAAACTCTAGTTTAGCACCACTGGGAAATGTCCAGATCTTTTCAACCTCTCTGAACTTACATCCCGGAAAAGCCTTTGGATATAACTCCCTAGACTTGTCTATAAGCTCCCTCAGTTCAGGCATTGAGCGTCTTAGTATTAACGCCCTGTGAGCAGCCCTATGAGCGAATCTGAGGGGATCTACGAGCATAGCATAGGACTTACCACCCCCTGCTGCGCCACCATACAATACGTCCGTTTCTGGGGCTGCTAAGAAGTCTGTCTGCGGCCCGTCATTCGGTCTAAAGATAACATTCTCTAATGCTTCTTCTTTTACTTTTTTTGGTAAATCTTCGACAACATCTTCTGTTAAAAGCTTACCTTCCGATGACTTTTCTTTATTTTCTATTTTAGCCAGTGTATTTTTAGAAGTTTTTAAAGAAGTTTTTTGATTTTTTATTTTTGCTTCTGCTTTTGCAATAAGTTTTTCTTTAGTTCTTACTGCTTTTCGTGCCGCTATCTTGTTTTGGGTAGCTCTGCTATAATGATAGCCTCTAGATTTAGAGCCTTTAGCTCTACCACTTTTCTTTTTAGGTGTGCCATCTACCTTTAAAATAAAATTACCATCAGTATCTTTTTGATAACTGTCTGGGTTTACTTCCCAATCATCCATTATTAACTATCTTTTTTAATCCAGCATGGCTTAGACTACGACCCGTAGTGTGTTCTAGCCACATAGCTCCTTCACGCAGGCTAAGAGTCTTATCTTTTATTAAAGGTTTTACTTTTTCTAAAGCCTCTATTTGTTCTGGAACCTCTTCTAAAAACTTAGGATCTTCAGAGAGTATGTAGCCAAAAGGAATTGTAGAACTAGATCTACGCCTTAACATCTATTACTACTTCTTCTTTTGCAGGTAGTAAAAAAATACCTCCTTCTACTTTATGACTTACATCAAGTTTATCTGCTTTACCTAAACCTATTCTGTCTAAAATAGTTTGTGCTGCCTGTAGCTTTATATTAGCCTGTGGCGTAGGTGAATCAGAATCCATAACTTGCACAAGCTTCATGGCAGCTTTTGGTGCAGACTGAGCCAAAATATTAGAGGCCATGTCAATAATCTCATTCTTTAAAGCTTTTGTAACTTGCCAATGAGTATTAGGAGCATAGCCTGCTAGTTCGGCTGCTAGTTTAGGATCACCTCCTGTTTCAACCAAGTTATTTAAAAAAGACTGTTGTTTTGTTGTCAATTCTTTTTTCATGTTCTTATTATATAGGTAGTTTACAGATTTGTCAAGTTTTTTCTTGACAAATCGTAAAATAATCTCTATAATATACATAGACCCACCGGGGCTATATCTATATATACCTCCCACTTTAAAGGACTTTGAAACCCCGCCTAAACTAGTTGACACTGCTTTCTGCTTAAAATGTATACAAATTAGTATATATAGTAGGTGGGGGGTACGGTCACCTGCCCCGCCCTCTAAAGATCTCAGAAGAACTCTGTAATACTATCTTACCTTCCCGCGTAATCTTAAAAGTCTCTGAAGACTTTTAAGTGCGACCTCCCAAAACTCTAAAGTCTAAGAAGACTTTAGAGGTTTGACCTCCAGAAAACTTTGAAGACTTCTAGTTTACAAAGTAAACAGAAGTCTTTTTAGTCTTTGAAGTTTAATATAAACTTCAAAGTTTTTTTTAGTTTTCAAGAACTTGAAAACTAATTAGCTGCCAAGCCTCGACAGCCATCTAGCTCCTCCTAAGAGGAGCTAAGAACTCCCAAATTTAAAAGACCCAAGGGGTCTTTTACGATCCAGCTAGTCCCTTTAAAACCTCTTGAGGTTTTAAAGGGACTAGCTGAGAAGTTTTGACTCTCTTTAAAATCTTCAGAAGAAGTCTTACGACTTCTGAAGATTTTAAAGAGAGTCAAAACTAGGAAGGGCCGACAGCGGCTCGATGAAAAATTACACAATCGGGATAACGATTATGGCTAAGTATGATTTGACAAAACCTGCAACTGACAAAGCTATCTATGCGGTGGCTTCGACCTTGGCTTACAAATATATCGGTGAAAACGATATTAAGCGTTTTGAATTTAACAAACTCAAAGCTCGCTTTGGGGCCACGATCAAGGCGGTTCACGATGGTCAGCCCTTGGCTGGAGATATAAATAAATTATTCTCCGTCAAGAAGATCAACGGTAAGACTTCGGCTGCCTCGAAGTATATTAAAGTCCTCAAGACTGAAGATCTGAAGTCGAACAAAGAAGTTAAGATTACTGCGAATCCAAAGCAGTCAAAGAACTTTAAGACTTCTTCGGCTCCTCGTCTTGCGACTGCCGCTGACCTTGGAATGATCTAATTTAACTTGGCCCCCTTCGGGGGGCTTTTGGAGTTTTATGGATAAATATAATTTAGATATTTGGATACCAGTGATTGCAGTATTAGCTGCTCCACTGACCCCATTCATAATTGTAATCTTTTCTTAGGAGTCTATATGACTAATTCTGCTGTGATCCATGAGCGCCGTGATATGTCTTTTGAACTTATGCAATTGATGAAGTTTGAACATGCAGTTGATATGTTAACTTCTGAACTTGGTAGTCTTCAAATGAATACTGATCTTCATACTGCGGTGTTAGCGAGATATGAAGATGTGGTGGCCGGAAAATTTAATAAAACTGAAGTTTGGCAAATTGATAAATGGGATGTCGCGCAAATGATCGTGATGTTAGTTCAAAGAATTAACCCGGAGGATCCCGCTTAGGGATTAATTAAAATTATAACCATTAGTATGGTTATGGTGCAGCTTCTCGTCGGGGTATCAACTCCCTGTAACAGCGGCTGCACTGATTAAAGTATTGGGAGCTTCGGCTCCCTTTTTAATCTTTAGAGGAAGTCTTACGACCTCTAAAGATTAAAAAGGGAACAGGAGGATAATGTGCTGATCGAAAAACAATCTATGTTAACTGGTGTTCGACGCATTGTTGATATGCCAATCACTGCTGAACAGTTTAATAACTGGCAGGGTGGTATGTTAATTCAAGATGCGATGCCAAACTTGACTGATGGTGAACGTGAGTTTATATTGTCAGGAATCACACCTAAAGAATGGGAGGAAACCTTTGGAGAATAAATGTTTTAATTGTGGTGTGATCGTTAATTTAGAATTAGCTTGCAAGCTATCAGATAAAGTACACTGTATGCCTTGCACTATTTCTGAATTAAAATTTAATGATTTGGGTGACCGTAAAAAATATCAATCCGACAAGCGTCGAAGAAATACGAGGTCTAATTGGTGAATGGTATTAACTTAATAACTTTAAAGTCTATTAAACCTATTAAAGAGTATATATATAATTATAATTTACCCTTAATGGGGTTTAATAGTTCTACTAAGATCTTTAAAGGCTTTAAAAAGCAAAAGTATACCACAGGTATATTGTATTTGCAACCCGCAAATCTTGTTGCTAAGAAAACTTTATGTGCTTATGCTGATATTGCTGGGTGTAAAGTTCCGTGCCTTAGATCTTCGGGTAGACTTGGTATGTCTGATGCCCAGAAAGCTATGACTCGTAGGACTGTGCAATATCTTCAAGATCCTGATGGATTTAAAGATCGACTAAGGACTGAGATATTGCGCCATGAAACCGACAACTACTGTATTCGACTCAATGGCACCAGTGATATTGATTGGTCTGATCTTGTCCAATCTTTGCCTAACATACAGTTTTATGACTATTCAAAAGTTCTACATCGTGTTGTCCGTAATACTTTGTCTAACTATCATCTTACATTTTCGGCATCACTTAATAGTGTCAAGACAATCAAGCAACTTAAAACTGCTACAGAGCTTGGACTCAACATCGCAATATCTTTTAATACTAAAGAGTGTAAGGGCGAGTTTAAAATACCTGACAGTATACAGTTGTTTGGTAATACTGTAGAGTTAGTAGACTTTGATGAGACTGACTTGAGATTTTTAGATGAGGATGGTAGCATCGGTAAACTAACACGCAAGGGATCTACAAAACTAGAAAGGTTTAAAGATCAAGGCGACTTGAATTTTTTTGCAGATCCTAATAATTTACAGTTAGTGGCTTGACATCGCAACTAAAATACTTTAAGATTCTCCCTAGAAAACTAGGAAGGAGGTCTTACGACCTTCCTAGTTTTTCTAGGGGTACGGTTGGAGGCACCGTGAAGCCTGACCCGTCACCTCCCTTGTGGAGCCTTTAAAGAGTGACAATGAGCAGCTGGCAACTCATTATTTTATAATCAGGAGTTCTTATGAACACAATTACTTCTTTGTTTGGTAACAATTCAGCAGTTGATAATCTTCGGGATTCTGGCTATGGCGAGGCAGACTTTCAAGTGACCGCCACGCCAGTATTGTATAGAGATCAAGATGGCGGTGTACTTAAACTTGACAATAAGAAAGTTTATTACCGTGAAGATACTGGTGATGCTTTGGCGATCCACGGTGAGCGATACAAGCCAGTATCACACACTCAAATGATTGATACCGCCCGTAATGTATTGGAGCGTAGCAATCTAGATTTGGTAGATATTAAGGAAACCATTCAAGTCGGAGATAACGGCTCAGTTTGTTTTATTCGGCACCAATTACCTAATCACGAGATTACAACTCCCGACGGTGAT